TGGTATTCAGCGCATTCTTGCAGCCCAGAACATTGATCTTGTGCAGTTCGCTCAGCACGTCTTGGGACAGGCACAGCAGGAGCAGGCCAATCCCGCACTAGCACAGACGCGGACTCTTCAGACACAGGTGCAGCAGCTTCAGCAACAGCTTCAGCAGATGACCCACATGACGGCTCAGCAGCAGCAGGAAGCGCAGCGTCAGCAGGTTGTCAAAACCGTGGAAGACACGGTGATTGCGCCCTTTAAACAAACGCATGAACGGTATGAGGAACTTCAGCCCGATATTGCGTTTTTCTTGAACAGTGGTAAGATACCGTCCAATCTGAGTGCACAACAGCGCTTGGAAGAAGCGTATTACATGGCAGAGCGGATAAACCCCGCGCCATCCTCACCGCGAAGTGCCCAGAGGCCGATAAACCCGGCTGGCGAAAAATCCATCAAAGGCTCCCTGACAAACGGAATGGACATCGTTCCGGGCAAAGGTGGCAAAATCAACCCAAGAGACGCTATCGCCGCCGCAATGGATTCGATGGGTCTCTAATTGAAGGATTAACACGATATGGCAGTCACTTCTGACCGTCAGTATCGCCAGCTCCTCTCCGCTTCCATGGCAATGCGCAAGGAAGGCATTACCGAGCTGGTGTATAACAATGATCCCGTTTTGGCGGTCATTCGCGAACGTGGCAATGTCCGGTCTTTCTATGGCCCGGAAATCCGCCATCACCTCCAGATCAACAAGCAGGATGGCCAGTGGTTTACTGGTTATGACTACCTGCGCAACTCGCCCATCGAACTCTTCAACGATGCCTACTTCACCCCGACGAACCTTGCCGTTCCGATCTCGTTCAACGGGACCGAACTGCTGGTCAACCGTGGGCGTGCGCAGGTCATCGACCTCATGGAAGAGTACCAGAACGCAGCTATCGGCTCCATGCGAGACACGATGGAAGCTGCCGTTCACGGTGACGGTACGGGTTCCAATGGTCGCCAGCTTATCGGCCTCGCCGCTGCTCTGCCTGTCGTGACCAACACGGGTACGTATGGCGGTATCGACCGCGCTGCCAATGCCATCTGGCGTACGTCTTCCTATGATGCCAACTCGGCCTTCCCGAGCATCGGCACTCAGGTTGATTCCACCACGATCCGCCCGATGTATGAAGCCATCATGCTTCAGCGTTCGAAGGGCCGTAAGGGTGCAGATCTGCTCATTGCTTCGGCAGAGCATTTCACCGCCTTCAGCCAGTCGCTCGTAGCCCATCAGCGCATCACCACTCAGGGCCGCGTTGGCCGTCTGGGCTTCCCGGCTCTGGAGTTCGCTGGTGCGGGCTTTGTGGCTGAGGTTATCCCGGCTGCCGGTATCCGCTCTGCAATGCCTGCAAACACCACCTATGGTCTCGATTCCTCGTCGCTGTACCTCTATCAGCACCCGGATCGTAACATGGATATGCTGTTTGATGGCGACGGCCAGATGCCGATCAACCAGGACGCGGTGGCCAACTTCCTCGTCTGGTTCGGCCAGCTCGTATTGGGCGATCCTCAGTACTCCTGGCGCCTGTACGATAGCGTGCCGTAAAAGGAGATATGAACCATGGCTTTCCGTATTTCGCCTAACCTCGGCCCCGACCTCGAACAGTTCGACACCGACTTCTGGTTCGATCTGACGGGCGTTGACTCTCCCCTTCCTGGGTCAACCACGCTCGGCTCCGATGGTCATCGTTACGTCTTCGTCAAAGCAGGCGCAGCCTTTGCCACTGCCGGTACTGACGTGGTGATCAATGAAACCACGTGGGTCGCTACTGCCGGTGCCGGTACGTATGAAACCCCTGTGGCTGCGATTCCGATCAATGCCTACTTCTGGGCACGACAGATCGCTCTCTAAAGCACACGGCGGGGGCTACGGCTCCCGCCTTTCCCTTTGATCCTTAAACCAAGGAAATCCCAATATGGCTGACCCGACCCTTCCGCGCTTCAACTCTCGCGAACAGATGGCCGTTGTGCCATTCTTCTTCATGCATGAGGGCGAAGAATGCGTGAAAGTCCAGATTGCAGGCGAAACGCGCTTTGCTCCCGTGTACCGTGCTCAGGACATGTGGGAGCGCGATGGCCTGCAAGAGATCACATATGCAGAGCGTTGGCCGGAACAGTATCGTCAGTTCAAGGAAGGCTCTGCACAGATTGCAGATGGCACTTCGCTTGAGGAAGCCCCGTTCCTTAACCCCTCGCGTATTGGCGAACTTCGGGCGCTCAAGATCTACAGCATTGAATCCCTGGCTAACCTCGATGACCGCAACATTCCGCGTCTCGGTGGCAAGGGCTACGAACTCAAGGAAATGGCTCAGCAGTACCTGCACAAGCGCCAGCAGACCGGCGCCGAAAGCAAGTTCGCTCAGATGCAGGCACAGATCGAAGCCCTGCAAGCAGCCCTAGCCAACACCGTTCCAAGTACTGCTGGAACCCGTGTAGATAAGGCTGAGTGGGAAAAAGAGGCAGACCGCAAGGAAGCAGAAATTGACGCCATGCTTCAGCGTCAGGCGGCAGATCGAGAAGCTGCTGCCGAAGGCGAATACACCCGCCTCAAGGAAGACATCAAGGCCAAGACGGGATCATACCCTCGCGGCAACCCGTCGATTGAAACCCTGCGCCGCATCGTTTCTGAACTCGACGGCGAATAACCCATGAAGGGATAGCCCTTGACGATCCTCAGCGTCATTCAATCCGTAGCTTCGAAGGTTGGCATTGATCCGGTGCCAACCTCTGTCTTTTCCGACGCCACACGGACGGCTGTCGAACTCAAGGAAACGGCGAATGAGTGCGCTGCGCAGATCGTCAGGGAAAACGACTGGAACGAGCTACTTGCCGTTGGTGAGATTGAAGGCGACGGGCTGACCACCCAATTCGATCTCGACGCCCTCATCCCCGACTTCCAGCGCTTGACCAAGAATGCCGAACTGTGGACGGACAATCAGACCTACGGCAACCTCTACCATATCGACAACATCAATGACTGGCTCCAGCAGGAGAACTGGTCGCTTGGTTGGACTGGTGGCGCTTGGACGCTCTACGGCGGCTCCCTCTATGTCAGGGCTGGGACAAACGCTCTCACCGAAGATCAGACGATCCGGTTCGGGTACATCTCCAAAAACTATGCCCGTGCTGCATCCCCGGCCAATACGCCCAAGGATGCCTTTACGGCTGATACGGACACCTTCGTTCTCAATGAGCGCCTTCTGAAGCTGTGCATGATCTGGAATTGGAAGTCGGCTCACGGCCAGACCTATTCCCAGGAGTTCGAGGACTATCAGACGGCTCTAGAGCAATTGCGCATCTCTGATCGCACGCCCTCAATCATTCGCAGCGGGCGCCGGGTGCCTCCCTATTGGCCGATGGGGTTCCGCTAAATGCCATGGGTTAATGGCCGTCGCCAAGCGGTACAGCCTCAACAGCAGCGCCAGCTACAGCACGCACCGTTCATTTCTCCCACGGGTGGATGGGTGAGCGCTGTTAACTTCGCCGCTGCCGTCCCCGGCACTGCCCGCGTCTGCGAGAACTGGTTTCCCACGACAACCGGACTGCGCCTCCGTGCTGGCTCTCAGGTCTACGCCACGACCGGGACAACGCCCCTCGAAAGCGCCATGGCCTATATCGGCGGCACAGTGCGCGAGATGTTCGCGGCAAACGATGGCGATATCTATGACGTAACGACGCCTGCCGATCCTGATGTGGTGCCGACTCCTGTCGTAACCGGACAGACATCCAATTATTATTCGTATGCTAACTTCTCGACGGTGGGGGGCAACTTCCTGACCGCTGTCAACGGCACGGACCTCCTGTTGCTCTACGATGGCACGGACTGGACGCCGATTGATGATAGCTCTACGCCTGCCATTACGGGTGTCGATACCAATCTCCTAAGCCACGTGAACGTCTACCGGAACCGCCAATGGTTCGTGGAAAAGGATACGCTCAACATCCGGTATTTGCCCATCGATAGCATCGGCGGGGCAATCGAAACCCTGACGGTTGCGGGCGTGTTCAAGCGCGGCGGCTCCGTGTTGTTCACCGCCACTTGGTCTATGGATGCTGGCGATGGTTTGGACGATAAATTCGTGGTGGTCTCGACGGAGGGAGAGGTGGCGGTCTATCAGGGCTCTAATCCCTCTGATCCCACTGATTGGTCTCTGGTCGGACGCTATGACGCCTCCCCGCCTCTGGGCAAAAACGCCTATACGCAGGTCGGCGGTGACCTTCTGATCCTGACTGAGATTGGGATTATTCCCATGACCGCTATCCAGGCCAAAGACCCGTCTGCCCTAGCTCTGGCTGCTGTGTCCCGGAATATCCAGCCTGACTGGATTCAAGATGCCCGCGACCGTCGCGCCTTCCCGTGGGAAGTTGTGAAGTGGACCAGCCGGAACATCGCATTCATCTCCTGCCCGACCTCCAACCCCAATGAGCGGTGGTGCTATGTCGTCAACCTCGAAACCAATGCTTGGGCGAAGTATACGGGCTGGGACACGCGATGCCTCGTTCTGCATGAGGACCAAGTGTATTTCGGAACGAGTGACGGGACATTGCTGCAAGCCGAGGTGACGGGCAATGACTCCGGCCAACCGATCTATCACACCTATGTCGGACACGCTGAGCATCTAGGGGCCGTGGGACGCTATAAGACGGTCATGCAGGCCCGTGCCAACTTCCGCGTAACTTACCCCATCGCTCCTCAGATATCGGTGTCTGCTAATTATGAGATCCAGCTACCGGCTCCTCCGAATGCAGGGCCGGAGCCGGAAGGTGCTGGCGTCTGGGATGGCGCTTTGTGGGACGTGGCGACATGGGACAGCGGCGCAGAGTTCACGACGCAGCGCGTTGGTTGGGTTTCTATCGGCAAGTCAGGTGATTCCCACGCCCTTCAGGTACAGGTGACATCAGGCCAGACCCCGACCCCCATGGCTGAACTGATCCTTGTGGAAGTCACGTATGATCCAGGGGGCTTCGTTGTATAGTTTCCACCTCGTAAATGGCCACGAACTACATCCCGTCCTAGACCCGCTCTACCGTCAGCACTATGCGGAGATGAAGCAACGGCTTGAGAGTGATGGGCATCAGGTCTCGCCCTACAATCCGCAGCTAGAGCAATATTTCCCAGCGATGGACAAGGGCGCAATGCTCACTTTCATTGTTGTGGAAAATGAAACAGTTGTGGGTTATTGTAACCTGTGGCTGCACAAGGACATGCACAACGGAGACGATATGGCGAGCGAAGACGCGATCTATGTTCTCCCCGAGCATCGGAACGGCATCGGCAAAAAGCTGGTTCGGTTCATCCTTGAATACCTCAAGAACCTAGGCGTTAAGCGCGTCAACATCACTCCAGTAACAGACCTTCGGGTGGGCAAGGTATGGAAGCGAATGGGCTTCATCCCCGTTGCTGAACTAATGACATATCACTTCAAGGACAACTGACATGTGCGCACCAAAGGCCCCTGATGCCATGCAGACAGCCGGGGCACAAAACCAGTCTAACATCTTCACAGCCACTGCGCAGTCCTACCTCAACAATGGGATGAGCCAGAACACGCCTTGGGGGTCAATGTCGTCCTCGCAGACGGGCTCCCAGACCATCACCGGGCCTAACGGTGAACAGTACCAGATTCCCCGGTTCACGCAGAACACGACGCTCAGCCCCAACCAGCAGAACCTCTACGACACGCAGACCGGCGTTGCCCAGCAGATGGCTAATCTGGCCTCGCAGCGTGGGATTGGTCTTGCCAACACGCTTGGGCAGAACATCGGCCAGCCAAGCTATACGCAGTACGGCGCCACGCCAACGCTCCAGACCGGTATTGCAGACGCAGGCAACATCCTTGACAGTTTCCAAGGCGGTGGGCCTATCCAGTCCCAGCTTGGAGATCAGGATAGCTGGGGGCGCGTGCAGGATGTGGAAAGCGCTCTTTTCTCTCGCTACAATCCTCAACTTGAGCAGGACCGTGTACGCCTCGAAACGCAGTTGGCTAATCAGGGCATCAAGCGCGGCTCTACCGCCTTTGACAACGCCATGGATCAGCAGTCCCGCAATGTGAACGATGCTCGCTTGGGCATTACGATCAACGCAGGGCAGGAGCAGAACCGGCTCCAGCAGCTCGCGCTTAATTCCGGCAACTTCGCTAACTCGGCGCAAGCGCAACAGTTTGGACAGAATGCGGCTCAGGCAGGATTTACGAACGCAGCACAGCAGCAGCGCTATGGCCAGAACGCCAACAATGCAGCCTTTGGCAACGCGGCGATGCAGCAAAACTGGCAGAACCAGTTCAACACTACGCAGGCCAATAACGGCTTGCAGGACTCGGCATTTGCTAACGACATCGCTCGTCGCAATCAGCTTGTGAATGAGCAGTCCGCGCTAATGAATGGCCAGCAAGTCCAGCTTCCGCAGTTCGGAGGTACGCCGCAGACGCAGATTGCGGGAACGGACGTTGGTTCTCTTATCAATCAACAATACCAGCAACAGCTAGCGCAGAATAATAACATGTGGGGCGGCTTAGGCCAGTTGGGCGCAGCAGCTACTCCATGGCTTCTCTCGGATAAGCGAACAAAGACCGACATCAAAAAGATCGGCATGCTTGGTCAGGGTCTGCCTCTCTATGAATACCGCTATAAGGGCGACGATCAGCAGCAGGTTGGTCCGATGGCTCAGGACGTGGCTAAGCTTGTGCCTGATGCTGTGCGGACGCGCCCGGATGGCTTCAAGGAAATCCACGTTCCTAAGCTCCGCATGGCGATGGGGGTTTAACCATGGTTTCCCCGATTGCGCCCATCTTCACATGGCAGGACGGCAAGTTGCGTTCCCCGCAGGAAGTTTCTCGCGAGCGTGAGATTGCAGAAGCCCTGATGTTTGCCAAGCCGCAGGCAACAGGCCCATTCGGTGCGCTTGGACAGATAGGCTCTGCCCTGTCCGGTTCGCTTCTCGATTCCAGAGCCGATGCCTATACAGAACAAGGCCGCGAGGCTGCGTCTAACCTCTTTGCTGGGCTTGGCTCTGGCTCGTCTGCCGATGCCATCTCCTCAGCCCTCCTTAATCCTGCTGCCGAGTGGGCTACGCCTGCTCAATCCGGCATCGCAGAGGCTCTGTTCAACAATGAGCTTCAGCAGTCTGATCCGGCTTACCAGTTGGATTTGCAGTATAAGCAGGCACAGTTGGACGCACTCCGCAACCCTGTAGCTGACAATCCGTATCTCAACGTAGGAGGCGGCTCGATCTTCAACAGCGCGACGGGCGAGTTTATGACTGCTCCTGGCGTTGGTGCTGCTGATCTCCCTTCCGATGTGGAAGAATACAACTGGTATGCTCAGCAGGAAGCCGCAGCAGGCCGCGAGCCTATGGGTTATCTGGAATTTCAGAATGCCCTGAAAGGCAACGGCTTCTCTGTGACTACGGCTGATGGGACTGTCATTCAACAGGGAGGCGCGCAGCGCCCGTTGACCGAGGCGCAGTCCAAAGACACGGTTTACGCTACACGCGCCGCTGGTGCCCTTCCTATCCTTGATCAGATGGGCTCCGCGCTGACTGATCCTGTTCAGCGAGCCATGGAGTTGGACCCGACAGGCATTGTGCGCGGAAACCAGTCTCCCGAGTTTCAGCAGGCCAATCAGGCAGGGCTTGAGTTCCTTCAGGCAATCCTACGCAAAGACACTGGTGCAGCGATCACTGCCGAAGAGCAGAACCAGTATGGCCGCGTCTATCTTCCCCAGCCCGGAGACAGCCCAGAAGTCTTGGAACAAAAGCGTGTATCGCGTCAACGCGCTCTCGCTGCCATCGAAGCAGGTATTCCACCTCAAGGCATTCTCAATCAGGAAAAGGCGCTTCAGGAAACTGGACAGCCCAATCAAGATGGTTGGCAGGAAGTTGCTCCCGGCATCCGCATCCGCCCGATTGGACAGTAAATGGCACGTTTTGAGATAGAGATGAATGGCCAGCGGTTCGAGGTAGAAGCCCCGGATCAGCAGTCGGCTATTCAGGCTCTCCAGAATTATGGTGGACAAAATGACCCCGTATCCCCTCAAGCCGCTCCTGAGCAGCCTGTTTCACCAGATATTGCGGGCCGTCTGGGGCAATCGGCGTATTCGACCCTTACCGGCGCTACTCAAGGCGCTACGCTGGGCGCTTACGATGAGCTTGCTTCGGTACTTGGTACGCCGATCAAAGGGATAGAAAACCTCCTCACCGGCCAAGATAGCATCAACGGCGTTGGCGACATCGGCGGCTTCCTTGGTCGTTCGTTCAATGATGCGCTTCAGGGGCAACAGGGTCTTATTCAACAAGCGCAGGAACAGGCTCCCGTATCCTACGCCGCTGGCGATATCGCTGGTGCGCTTGGGATGGGCGGCGGACTTGCTGCTAGCGGAATGACGACGCTTGGCGCAGTAGCTAAGCCGACTGTCTTGGGCGTTGCTGGTCGTGGCGCTCTAGAGGGCGGACTGACTGGCGCGGGCGGCGGGTTCAATACCGGATATGAGGGAGATACTTCCCTAGAAGCTCGCTTGCGTGCGGCTGGAGAAGGCGGCGTTGCTGGTGCCCTGATCGGTGGCGCAACGGGCGGCATTCTTGGCGGCGCTGCATCCCGTGCACAGACGAATGCGGTTCCGACAACGCAGGATTTGGCCGATCAGGCAGGGGCACTTTACACAGCGGCTCGCCAGTCTGGTGTGCAGGCATCTCCGCAGATGACCACGGGGATTGCCGATACCATCGAGAGCATCGCCAAGGCTGAGAACGTCATTCTCCCCAGCGGAAAGGTGAATAACACCTACCCCAAGATTTCGGGCGTTCTGAATATCTT